CAATTGGGCGTTATGTTTATTGTATTTGCCATTTACTTGGTTTCCTCTAATGCAAGGCCTAAAACCTCTAGAAAATCAGTTAAGCGTGGCAAAAACCGCAAGGGTTCAGAACAACCCGTTTCACAAATCACGGCCATTTCGCTGCAAAGCAATTCCCCGTTTTCGTCATAATGTTGAGCAATCGAAAGTTTATCCCCGTTTTCTAGATCAAGGTATAGATTATTGAATTTAACTTTGGACATTTGGTCATTTTCCTTTTGTTTAGGTTTTGTTGCAATGTGCAACCAAAGGCCCCCGACCAATGCAGGGGCTAGTGGTTAAACATTAACGATTGATCATTGCGTTGTGACGTTCTAGCCCTTGGATCATTGCGAAATATTCCCAGTTTATTTCGTCCTGCAATTTTTTATAATCAGGGCAATTTTTGATTGCGTCCAATTTCGCTTGGTTTTCTGCAATCAGTTTTTCAACCCGTTGCATTTCTTTCCTATGCGCTATTGCGTCGGGGGTATTTCCGTTGCGAATATCCGCAAGGCGTTTTTCGTGTTTCGCTTGCGCTATTCTTTCACGCCGATCATCAAGGGCGATAATGACAATTGCGATAAGCAAAGCAATTGAAACCATAAGGGCAAGGGCAAGGGTAATTTGTACAGGGGTCAACATATCAAGAAACCCCCAACATTTTTTCGAAACGTGTTTCTAGTTTATCAACAAAACGTTCGACACGTTCAGGGCAATCAATCATGTTGAACTTTTCTAGCGGTACATGTTTGAACCAATTTGAAAGCTCGATTGTCTCAACACAAAAAACAAATCTTTCGGTGGTTTCGTTCCAAGCTTTTGCATTTTCATCCGTTGCGCATTCATTAACGGCCCTTTGCAGGATTGCGTTAATGTCATTTTTTTGTGGGGCAAATTGATAATCAAAGGCCGCAACCTTGATTGCGTTTGCTTGTTGTTCATTCGTTGCGGCACGAATAAGGCGGGAAACCGATTGCAAGAAAGAGTCGGTGTTTCCCACGTTCAAATGCCCCGCTGCAATTTCTAAAGCTTTGGTTTGTTGCTTGGTCATCATTGGTCTATTTCCTTTCGGGTTTAGGTTATGACCTTAGTTATACCCGATTCGGTGCATTAGTAAAATGTTTTTTTAATGTAATAAAAAAGCCCCCAATTAGGGGGCGTTAGTTTTTAAGGATTGTTTGCGGGGTTTATTCGCTTTCGGTTTCCTTGGTTGCGTTAATGATCAAAGCCCCTGTTATTACACATCGGCGCATTGCGATTATATCCCCCGCCCTTGCGTGATGTTTCAGGCCGCTAATCGAAAGGCGATAATCGCCCCGACTCTTAGTGCGATAAAAGTTTAGGGTTGTGGGCTTTTGTGTTTCCTGAAACCGCCCTTTAATTTTAACACCGTTTAAACCGCCCTTTTCCAAGGCCGCAAAATCAACACCGAATAATTGCGCAAATTGCACAATGGTTTTGTTTGCGTCGGGGTTTCCCTTGTCTAGTATCGTTTGCGTTATCTTTAGCGTTCCCACGGGGCCAAAGGCCGTTTGCAATGCATCAAGAAAGCTTTCTATTTCGTGTTTCATTGCAATTCCCCTTTCATAGCATTTTCAAGGCGGTGGGATTTGTGCAACAAATCTATTGCATCACTACAAAATGCGTCCCCCGTTTCCGTTAGCATATCAGAAACCCTATGTGCCTTTTCGGCGGTTTCCTTTATCAATTCAAACAATTGGGGCGGTAATTGGTGCAATGCATCCTGCAATTCCTTTCCGTATTTTTTAACCATTTTATCCCGAAATTCCTTGAATTCCTTACCATTCAAATCTTGGAATTGCTGTTTTTCTTGTTCTGTTAATGTGTCGTATAGGTACATTTGGTCATTTTCCTTTTGTTTAGGTTAGTATTGAAAGGGCGAAAAACAGGGCGGCAAACAATGCAACCGCCCCGATCAGATCAAGCACAAAGTTTTTTTGCATTGTCCCACAACCCTTGGTTAATTCTTACAATTTCAGGCAGCGATTTAACTTTCTTGCAATCCCGATATCTAAAGCCCCTATTTTCGGCCTTTGCTTTAGGGGATAGGGACAAAACACGGGGGCCGCCCCGTAATAGATTTTCCTGAATTACGTTGAAAGCTTTCCAAGCATTGTTTGGGTCCATGTCATCAGGCCTTTGATAACGTGCTAGGCCCTTTAAGGTTTGGTCATTAAAAAATGAACCCGTTGCGGTGTTTTCGTCTATTGTTTCAGGGGCCTTTTCCCACCGCAATTTCGCTGCATTATAAGCAAAATCCAAAATATGCACGGGGGTTGTGTCGTCATGATTTTGCAAAAATTCAATTGTGTCCATCATTTCCCCCATGCTTTCAATCGTACCCGCTAACAGGTTTTCAAAATCATTGGGGCCTTTCCCGACGTGGTTTAATTTGTGTTGAAACCCATCGCCCCCGATAAGGCCGTTGCTGCATATATACCGATACGCACCCGCAAATAATTTCAATGCGCTGCGCCCGTCGTGGGAATTATACAGGATGATTTCGGGGCGTGTTTCTGCATTATCTGCATTCAAATCGCTTTCGTGGGCAAAGCTTAACATATGTTGAGCATATGGTTTCTTTTCAGATTTGCGTGATGGGGTTTGCCTAGATTGCGTGGGTTTATATCCCCAATCATCCAAAACATTGATTGCCTGCATGGTGCTTACAAAACCATACCGCCCCGACGTTTCAGGGCTTGCGGTTTCTGTTAATATTGCAGGGCATTTTTCAATCAAAGTTTTGATATCAAGGGCGGTATTGTTGGCCTTGCGTGAATAAATCAGGTCAAATGGCATTTGGTCGTTTCCTTTTGTTTAGGTTAAAGGGGGCAGGATTGCCCCGCCCCGCTATTATGTTTGATTCGCTGCATTAGTAAAGTATTTTATTATGCCAGTTAATAAAGCATATCAAAAACCCACAACCACACACACAAAAATCCCGTAATTTTGTATAGACCCCCCATCATGCGCAGCAATCACATTCAGCGTAGTGATGATTATATGCGATCATAAGCTTTTGCAGCGTTCGCAATTCTGCAATCAATTCACCAACGGAGTCACAATCTGCTAGTGCATCAATGTCATTTACTTTTTTGAAAATATGCCCTTTCAATTCTACTTTCAGGAAAAGGGCGGTTTGTGGGCTTACTTTTATATCTAGCATTTTCGCCATTATGCCGCCCCCTGCATTTCAAAATCATAAGCTTGCGACGGTTCAACAATGAATAGACTCTTGCTTTGTTGCGTTTGTTTCCCGCCTTTTAGTTTTAGGCCAATGATTTTCCCCTGCCCTTGGTTCAGGTTGATCAGGTCGCTTTTGTCCCCGTCGATAATTTCCCGCCCTAAAAAGTATTTCCCGACAGGAACAAACCCACGAAACACAACCGCAATTGGTGCATTTGTTTCTAAAGCCCTTGCAACCTGTTTTTGATATTTTGGGGTTTGTGAATAGGAAAACATAAGGCCGTAATTATCGGGGGTTTTCCCTAATCGGTTTGCGGCCTTTGTGTAATCATACATTAAAGCTTGCGGGAAATTTTGGGGTATCCCGTATTTTTCCCACGGGATATCGCTTATTGTATTTAATCGAAACGCCGCCCGTTTCCCCTGTTTAGTGCAAAGCGAAATGAAATTGTCTATTTCGTTTTCAAGCTTTGTTATAAATGTTGCGGGGCTTTCCATAAATAGGGCGGTTTTGTTTTTGCGGCCTTGTGCAACGCTATTCATAGCACCACGCCCCGCCGATACTAAACACGGGGCCTTGCAACCCGCCAATATTGCGGCGGGGCATATTGTATCATTTGGATATAGGGAAAGCGATGCTATCCGAAAATCCGTCCCCGTTTGGGTTTTTAGAATTTTTGTGTTTCCTGCAGCGGTGTTTAAAAGTTTCATTTGGTCAGTTTCCTTTTGTTTAGGTAAGGGGCGTTTTTTTGGTTTGGTCATGCCCCGCCCTAATAATGCCACCGAATCCGATTCTTGCAATGGTTTTTTTATGCCATCGAATTGCGGAATCTGAAGCGGAATTTTTGCGGAAATCTAATCTAAATAATTAATACTTGTCTCATATTGCGACATATGCATATATGCGCATGTCACTAATGAATTGACGTGCGAGTAAAAATAGAACTAAATAGGAACATTCAAACATCGGGGGTATTTATGATTCTGAACGCACAACAAGCGACAGAGATCGGCGAAGCTCTTTTGGACGCTGCCGAGGCCGTAAAAAACAAAGAACAACCTCAGTCTATTATGCTGATTGATAAGGTTGCAGTGTCAGTTCCTGCCGACCACTTAACAGATGAATGGGTTCACGTAGCATATATAGACAAGTCATAATATAATTGACGTGCGAGTAATTTTATTGAGGTCCTTCGGGGCCTCTTTTTTTGTCCTGAAATGAAAAGACCCCCTGCTTGGGGAGGTAAGCAGAGGGTCACAGGGAGGGCTAGTTGAAAAATACCTTGTATGGAGCATTTCTCGAATCAATATTAGTATGGTGGCGTTTTTAAGTCAAGCATATATTTTTTATTGACAGGTATACTGCCACCTAGTTAACGTCGTAGCTATCAGAAGGAGTGAGCTATGGCGAATAATGTTAAATATCTGCGCCACATTAAGGCGACAAAAAAGTGGGCTTTCAGTCCTACACCTGCAGTAAAAGAAGCGTTAGAAGTAGGTTTTGAACAGTACGAAACACTACAGGACGCAGCATTCCGTTGTGCAGAGGTAGAGAAACTCTATGAGGAATGGAAACTAGACCAACAACGTGAAGTTAAAGTCAACAGTGCCACTGTTCTAGGTATGATCGGCTACTATAAGACCACTGACAGGTGGCGTAGGCTATCTGATAACAGTCATCGTACATATAATCAGCTAATACATTGCCTGTCTGGCATTAGTTTAGGCAAAGAACGCTTTTTTAACATGATGGCTTCTAATGTGCGCAAAGACTATGCGCAGAAGCTATATGCCTACATTCAAGAGAACTATTCTCAGCACCGTGCAAGGCACTCTATTAAGTTCCTGAAGCTAGTCTGGAATGTATGTGAAGAGAATGACAAGCTTCGTGGCAATCCGTGGAAAGCAATCAGCCTAGATAGTGATCCTATCTGTGACGTGATCTGGAAGGATCGTCAGGTAGATCGTTTCATCGAAGGTGCAGACGAACTAGGTTTCTGGTCTTTAGGTACAATGGCAATGCTTTGCTATGACCTATGCCAACGTCCTGGAGATATGCGTCAGCTTACTTGGGACAACTTTGATGGTGAGTTCTTCACATTCCATCAGGAAAAGACAGGCACCAAGATTGAGGTAGAGGCAAGCCCCCGCCTGATCAAACGTATTGTCCCACGTCACAACCAGTACACAGGTGAAGACACAATCGTGCTGTATGAGAATACAGAGCGACCATATGACAGCCGTAAGTACAACGAGATTGCTGCGCAGATACGCAAGCATACCATGTTGCCTGATCGCTTGAAGATGAAGTTCTTGCGGCACTCTGGGGCAACACAACTAGGCGAGAACAACGCTACCGAAGACGAGATAGCGGCGGTCACAGGCCATAAATCCCGTGCGATGCTAAACATATACGTGAAGAAAACACGCAAGTTAGCATCCTCGGCACAAGCAAAGAGGTTTGGATGAATAAAGAAGTCATAGAGGCCCGTAAAGGGTTCGAGCAAGAGTTAAAGCGGGTAACAGGCAAACCCCCGCATGTTCTGACTGAACGGCTGATCGATCTGATCAAAGAAATACACCTTGAACTGAATAGGAAATGACCAATGGAATCACAACTACCTGTCGCAATGCTGCAGCATCTAGAGAGTATCGGATGCCTGCCAAAGTCACATGGGGATGATGGTGTCGATGATTTCGATCAACCAAAACCCAAAGTCTATGAATTTAGAACACCAGAGTTTGATGAAAATGGCGACCCCGAATTTTGAAACCTGCCACGATTGTGAGCGCAAAGCAGACGTATTTTGGAAACATATATGGCTGTGTTGCAAGTGTGGTTTAAAACGAGTGAAAGCAAAATATAAATGAAAGTACAGGCAAAACTTGTAGCACGAACAATACCAGTAAACATTAGTGCTGATACACCAGAAGAATTGATTGCTTATGCAGCCCGTGTAAGCAATCCAAGTAATCAGGACAACCATGATACATCAGAACGGCTACTGCGTTACTGCATGAAGCATAAACACTGGTCTGTGTTTGAAATGGCTAACGCTGTTGTGGAAGTAAAAGCACCCCGTGATATCACACGGCAGCTACTACGGCACCGTAGTTTCAGCTTCCAAGAGTTCAGTCAGCGATACTCTGATGAAATTGATTTCACAGATCGTTGGTTCCGTCGTCAGGACACAAAGAACCGCCAGAACAGCATCGATGATTTCAACAAAAAGATGTTGGACTACTTCAAAGCAAAGACTGCGTTGCTGCAGGAACATGCGCAACAGGTATACACAGAGTTTCGTGATCTTGATGTAGCAAAGGAATGTACCCGTGCAATCCTGCCAGAGGGCCTAACCATGTCCACGCTGTATGTGAACGGCACACTGCGTTCATGGCTACATTACTTGGACGTGCGGGATGACGAAGGTGTTACGCAGCTAGAACACGTGATCCTCGCTCGTGAAATTCGTAAGGTATTACGCCCTGCGTTTCCAATGATCTTGGGGTTAGATAAATGAGTTCACGGTGTAATAAGAAACACAATGGGAGATATCCTGCAGTGAAGCGTGAGACTTTTCAGGTAGGCCATGTGACGTTTGAAGTAAACGAGAATGAAGATGATGGGGCGACCTTCGCCCTAATCGCAGGTGAAGCCGCTACCGCCAGAGATAGAAGACCGTTGTTCAGTGGACATATAAGTGCAGGCATGTCTGAAGAGCTTCGTGAACTTGCGTTTCGTATTCGCCAAATAGAGCCGAAAAAAAGTTTTTGACTTTTGAAAAGTGAAAAATTATAAAATGAAAAAAACTCTTGGCAAATTATTATTTGTTTTCAGTGGTTTGGTTGCGGGAGTAGGATTTGAACCTACGACCTTCAGGTTATAGCCAGAAACCAATGATTTCAATGGGTTACAAGCCGTTGGGATTACACAAGCCCATAACTAAATGGCGTTGTTATTTAGTTGACTAGGTGGCGAAACAGTGTATCCTGCGGCTAACCCGCCGAGGGTTAGGAATACTAACCGAGGGCAAAGCAGTGAAACTAAAGAAAGATTTAAGACTAGAAGCAATAGAGCAATACAAGACACCAAAGACCATCATGTGTGAATTGTGTTGCAAGGTTCTAATCAGAAACACATGGACAAATCTGTATGTGTATACCTACGTCGATGAAGACCCTGTGTATGAAGAACTAAGTGATGATGAAAACAGAACCTTCAACTTTGTGAAGCTATGTGAAGAATGCGGGGAGATAGAATGTACGGATTTAAAGAACAAGTTGAGTTCGTAACCAAACTTAATCTGAAGGATGGTGAGCATAAGACCCTCACCTGTCCTTCATGCGGTAAGTACAAAAAGTTCACCGTGGATAAGTTTGATGGTAAGCTAGTCTGGAATTGCTATTCCGCATCCTGCAACGTCAAAGGTAGTTACACAGGTGATAGAGATATCAACGCTATTAAGAATTACCTGAACGGTACGCCAACACAAAAGGCTAAACGTAGATTAAATAAGATGCCTGATATTACTACACGGGTAGAGAACCACCCCCCTGCTATGGAATACCTTGCATCTGTTAATTCACTAGAAGCTTACCAGAATAAGTTTATCACAGTGAAATATGCACCCACCGATAAACGTGTACTGTTCTATACTCCTGATCAGTTAGGGGCTGTAGGTAGAGCATTAGATAAGCGCAACCCGAAATGGTGGAGCTATGGTGATACCTCTGCAGGTATCCCTGTAGGCGAAGGTGATAATGTTGTTTTAGTAGAGGATGTACCCTCTGCTTGTGCAATATCTTGCATAAAAGGTTATGTAGGTTTAGCTTTATTAGGAACTTCCTTGACTAAGCCAATTAGAAGTACACTTAGTAATTACACTAATGTGACAATAGTTCTTGACAACGATGCAGCGTCTAAGGCAGTGTACTTAACCAGGAAGTATAGTTGTATTCATAGAGTGCGATTTACACAGAAAGACCTAAAATGGCTCACTGGCAATCAAATAGAAGCGATCCTACGGTAAGGAGCCGTTATGCTTGGCGTTGGTTGCGTAAAGGCAATAACGGTAAGCAAGCCCGTAAGTCTATTAAGTTTTCAAACAAATTACCGCTGCAAGGTTTTGGTGTAGCCATTTATTGGATAAAAAAGAATAGCGATCTACAAAATCCCCCTAGCGGTCCCCCCATCTTTTCCAT